GCGTTGGTTGCTACAAAAGATTTAATTACTAAAAACCCTAGTTTAGTTATAGGTTCAACGTCATTAATGGCATATTTAACCACGCCTGAACCTTTACCAGGTGAATCATTAGTAGATTTTGAAAACCGTAAAGATGAAGTTAACTCTTATATTGCAAGATATTCAGATCAACTAGGTTCAGATGTTACAGACTTTGATTCAGCATCTGATTTTTATGCTAGATATAGATCTAACCTTGGATATGCTGAAGGAGGACGTGCAGGCCGTGCTTTTGGCGGTATTATGGACATTCCGATGGGTCAACCTAGGGATAACGGAGCAGGGATCACGGAACTAGACTATAGACAAGACGGCGGTTTTGTGCCAATAGGTATAAAAGAAAAGGCTGATGACGTTCCAGCCATGTTATCTAAGAACGAATTCGTTATGACAGCAGATGCTGTAAGAGGTGCCGGTAACGGAGATGTTGAAAAAGGTGCCCAAAAGATGTATGATACAATGAAACAATTGGAGTCTAGAGTAGTCTAATGGCTGAATTACAACAAACACAAGTATTACCAGCACCCTTTATTGAAGCAGCTGGTAAAACATATGTAGATGAATTAACAAGTGCAATCGGTGGCATAAAACAAGCTGATGTATCTCAATTTTATGGAAGAGATTTTGTTGCGCCTACAAGCGCGTTAACTCAACAAGCAGAGACAGCGGCAGCTGGTTTAGGTTCTTTCATGGGACCACAAGCATATCAGCAATATATGTCTCCATACCAACAAGAAGTTATTGATACAACATTATCTGAGTTTGACAGACAAGCCGCAGCACAAAGAGGACAAGTTTCACAAGCAGCAATTCAGTCTGGGGCTTTTGGTGGTTCTAGAGAAGGTGTTGCACAAGCAGAATATGATGCAGCATCCGATAGAAACAGAGCTGCATTACAAGCACAATTATTACAACAAGGTTTTGGAGCGGCACAAGAATTAGCGGGCAGAGGTTTCCAACAAGCAGGACAACAAATTTCTACACTTGCAGGACTTGGTGCATCTCAACAAGCGCAACAACAAGCTTTATTAGAAGCAGATAAACAACTTGCATTCCAACAAACTTATCAACCATTACAAGCGGCACAAGCTTTGGGAGCAGGTGTAACAGGATTAATTGCTGGATATCCGCAAAGAGAGTCTTTCCAGACAGCACCAGCATCTCCATCACCATTACAAACAGCTCTTGGAACTGCATCAACATTGGCTGGTATTTATTCACTAGTAAATCCAAGACCATTATTTGGTAAGTAAAAAATGAAAAAATATATGAAAAGACCGATGCTAAAAAAAGGTGGTAGCGCTGGAATCATGTCTAATGTAACTGAAAGACAAGGTTACAGCATAGGAGACAGAGTACGAGAAAGACAACAATTATTATCTAAATTTGCAAGTCCTTCACGATCTACTGCACTTCCTAATTTTTTAATTCAATCTGGTTTAAATTTAATTGAAGGTACAGGCAGAGATACAAGTACATTAAGAGAAATCGGAGCAGCGGTAAGAGATCCATTAAAAACAGCAATGGCTGCAAAAGAAAGAGAAGACATGTTTAAAAGACAACTTGGTTTAACTGCTGCAACAGGTGTCATTGGAGAAATGCAAGCAGAAAAAATTGCAAGAATAAAAGCAGGCAGCACAATGTCAGCAATTGCAAGAAGAGCTAAAGAAGCTGTTTTATCTGGAGCAAATAACCCTGCAACAGGTAAACCTTTTAAAGATTATAAAGAAGCTTATACTTTTTATTCAATGTCTGCTGGAGACATATCAAGAGCGTCCATACCTGAAAAAATAGATGAAGAAGAGAAAAAAATTATTGCAGGTGGAGGCAGCACTAAATATGCACCTGCCCAAGCTAAATACAATATTCAAATTAGAAATAAAATTCCAGCAGTTAAAAGAGGTGGATTTTTCAAAAGTAAAAAAGGTTCACCTAAAAAACCAATAACTGGAAACTATTACTATGATTTAGATAGTGAACAATTATATTTATTCGACGGAAAACAACTTAAAGTAGTTACAGATATCGAGTCAATATCATAGGAGGTTAAATGGCAGAAATAGAATTTGATCCCTTTAGCCTTGGATTTGAAGCAGAAAGAAATAATGAAAGAAGTGCAATTACTGCAGGTGTAGCCGGTATTGCATCAGGTCTTATAAAAATTCCAGAGGGTGTAGTATCACTAGGTGCAGAACTTATTGATCTTGGTTTAGATACTAACACTGCTGCAGACGTAGAACAATTTTTTGATAAAATAAATCCTTTTGAAGAAGTCGCACAAGAAAAAGCTGCAGGTAGAATTACAGAAGCATTAACACAGGTAGCTTCTGTTGGAACTGCAGGTTTTAAAATTGCAACTAAATTAGCGGATAAAGCATTAAAAGCTAAAAAGGCAGGTAACTATGTTAGTTTTACAAATCCAAATCTTATAAAAGCTACAGAAAAAGCATCGAAATTAAACAAAGCAGCAAAAACAAAAAGATTTGCGGCAGGTGTATTAGGAGGTGCGGCTGGTGAAACATTCGTTGCAGATGTAGAAAACATTGGAACGTTTGGAGATATCTTTGAAGGAGGTCCAACAGAGTTAGATCGAGATACAGAACTTCAAGGTGGAGATGATGCACTAAGAAAAATCATGAACAGATTAAAATTTGGATCCGAATCTATTTTACTTACACCTTTTGTTTATGGTGTAGGTCTTGGAGCCAAAGCGCTAGCAACGAGAGGCAAGCAGCTAGCATATAGTAACTCACAGTTAGAAAGATTTTTTGATAAAATTGGATCAGCATTCAGGGCACGAGGAGCAAAACCACAAGAACTATTTGAAAGTAAACGAACTGAAATTGGTCGTGGTATGGCAGATACAAATAGAGCCATGGAAATAGTTAAAAATATTGACCAAGATATGGATAAACTTTTTCCATCATTTAAAACTTTATTTGATAAATCAACACAAAAAGAAAAAGATAAATTATTAAAAGAAGTAAACGACGCAATGTTTGCAGGTAAACTAGATGAACCTTTACCAGTTAATGTACAAGACAACTTAATATCTTCATTACGTAAAAAAGGTGCGGACGATGATACTGTAAATAGTATTTTTAATTCTATTCAAGGGGCCAGAGGTAAGTTTACAGAATTAATTAGGCTTAGTTCAAATGCACCTGCAGATATTGCAACATTACGAGGACTCATGGGTCAACGTGTAGGTGATTATTTAGGAAACACCTACAGAATTTTTGAAGATAAATCTGTTTTACCTTTTACAAGTTACAAACCAACAGATGAAGCAATGCAGAATGCTAAAAAATTGTTTATGCGTTATTCACAAAAAAATAAAAATCCTTTAACTGAACTAGAAGCAGAACAAGTTGTAAATGATTTACTTAAAACTGTGCCTAAGAATCAGGTGCCGGGAGAACTTCCATTCTTTAAATATTTAGATTTGACACCTGCAGCTGAAACAAGTTTAGCAAAAAAATCTTTTCAAAGAGTTGTAGAAAAAGATATTGGACAACAGACAGTGTCAGAAGTCATTGGACCTGGTAGTAAGATATTTAGAGAACTGTTTGGTGAGATAAAAGATCCAAGATATTCTGTATACAATGCCATGACAAAACTATCTGGTGTTGCAAGAAAAAATCAAATGTTTGATGAAATGACTAAATTAAACGATGACTTACTTGCAAAAGGTCAAAGAGCTTTCTTTTATGATTCAAGAGCAGATGCAGTGAGAGCACTTCCGAACCAAGATATTGTGTCTTTAGATGAATATCTTTTACCTTTTTTTAAAGGTGATTATGCAGTTAATCCTTTGCAGGGAAAATTTACTTCTAAAGATATTGCAGAAGGAATTGGTAACGCACAAAATGTAACTAAGTTTTTAAGAGGAGAAAGAGCTGGAGCTACACTGCCAGAAAAAGGTATTATGTGGGGATATCGTAATTTAATTCTATTTCCAAAAGCTTTATCTCAGATTGCAAAGACCGTATTATCACCGGTAACTCACTTTAGAAACTTTTTTAGTGCAAGTGCTTTTTCTGGTGCAAACGGAATCTTTTTTGAAAATCCTTTAATTGTAAAAAATGCTTTAAACAAATCTGTAAAAACAATTCAAGTAGGTACCAGGTCAAAAGAAGCAAATGATTTATATAGAGAGTTGTTAGAACTTGGTGTCGTAAACTCTGAGGTAAGACTCGGAGATCTTAAAAATCTTATGAAAGATACTAAAATGGCTGACGGCATTAATTTTGATGGTGCACTAAAAGCTTTAATGAAAAGAATGAGTAAGATTCAAAAAGGTGCAGAAGACTTATATACTGCAGAAGATGACTTTTGGAAAATTACAAATTTCTTTGTAGAAAAAGATAGACTTGCAAGAGCTTACGCAAAAGCAGGTAGAGAAGTTACTGAGCGTCAGCTTAAGGAAGAAGCTGCAGATATTGTAAGAAACACGGTTCCAAATTATGCGTATGTATCTGATACCGTTAGAGCTTTAAGAGCTTTGCCTATTGGTAACTTTATGTCATTTCCATCAGAAATTTTAAGAACAGGAACAAACATTGCAAGAAGAAGTATAAAAGAAATTAATGATCCAGCACTTCGTGCAATTGGTTTGAAAAGATTAACAGGTATGACTGCGGTCACCGCAGTTGCACCTTACGCAATACAAAAAGGTTTTCAAGCAATGTATGATGTAACAAATGCAGAGCTACAAGCGTTAAAAGAAATTGGTGTCCCTGAATGGTCAAAAAACTCTACGATATTACCTATTCGAACAGAAGAGGGAGAACTAAAGTATATAGATTACAGTCATGGTAATGCATATGATACTCTGTACAGACCATTTCAAACACTTTTAAATGAAGTTCAAAGTGGAATTACAAATGAAGAGGTACTAATGAAATCATTTACAAGAGGTATTGCACAAGCAGCAGGTGAACTTGCAGATCCATTTATCTCAGAGTCTATTTTTACAGAAGCATTTATGGATATTATATCAAGAGGTGGTGTAACAAAAGAAGGTGCAAGACTTTACACAGATCAAACACCTGATGGAGATAAAGCAAAAATTATTATAGATCATTTAGCTGATGCACTCATGCCATTTTCTGCGCCACAGATTAAAAGATTATATAGATCTGCATTAGATAAAGCAGATGAAAGAGGACAAACATTTGAGTTACCAGATGAGCTTGCAGGACTTGCAGGATTTAGAGCAATTAAAGTTGATCCAATTAGAAACATGGGTTTTGAAATTTCTAAATATCAAAAAGGTGAAAGAGATGCGAGACGTGAATTTACCGGAGGTGCGGAAGGTGTATTAAAAGGTGGTAAAGTAGACCCTGATCAAATTATAAGACAATACTTTATTGCAAACAGATCTTTATTTAATGTGAAAAGAAACATGAGAAACAAAATTAAATCTGCAGAAATTCTTGGAGTAGATTTAGATGATTTAGGTGTAGAGTTTAAAAAAAGACAAATATCTCCAAAAGAATTTGGACAGTTAAACGAAGGAACATTTGACCCATATTTTCCATCCGCAACAATTATTAATAGGTTTGAAGAAATTGCAGAAAATTTAGATATAGAAAATTCTTTTGAAGAAGCAAGAGATGTCATTGAAGAAATAAGAGATGATATGTTGGATCTTGATTTATCACAACCTTTTGATCTTAGATTAGAAGACTATATCTCTCCTGACGATGAAGGTTTGACACAAGTACCACCACTACCACAACAACCACTTCCAAACCCACAAGTAGTTATGAGTACATTACCTACTATGCAAACAGGATTGACTTCAACTGAACAAGCATTATTATCTGAAGAAGAAAAAGCTATGAGATTAAGACAAAGAGGTATTGTATAATGGATCCTTTTGATAGATATAGATCTTATTTAAATCAAATTGTAGAAGCACAAAAAATCGCTGATGAAATTAATCAGCAACAAGCTTCACAAGGTACAGGTATTTTGTCAAATCCTGTTATTAATACTGCAATTACACCATCAAGAACAGAAGAAGATGAAGGCATTATGTCTTTAGCAGATACTACAAATGTAGGTAGTGTTACAAAAGGAGTACCAGGCTCTGTTAGTTATACAGATGTTTTAGGGTTTGTAACGAATCCAGTTGGATTTACAGCAAATAAAGCATTAGGTGCAGTGTTTGGAAAAACTCCAACAGAAAAACTTTCAGAAGTTATTCGAGGAGCAGTCGCACAAGCAACGCGTGGAGGTTATGATTCAGTAACTTCAGGAGATACAACTGCAGGAACCGCAGCAGATCCAAGTACTATGGCTTCAGAAGATCCATCAGCAATGGGTGGAGATGCAGACTCTACTGCAGGAACCGCAGCAGATCCAAGCACGGCAGCTTCAGAAGATCCATCAGCAATGGGTGGAGATAGTGATAGTGGATCTTCAGGTAATTCTAAAATTGTATGTACGATGATGAATGAGTCGTATGGATTTGGGTCTTTTAGAAATAAAATTTGGATGAAGTTTCACAAAGATCTTTCACCTGAATATCAAAAAGGATATCACAAAATATTCTTACCATTAGTCAAACGTGCAAAGACAAATAAAATAATAAAAAATATTTTAGAACACATCGCAGTACACAGCACGATTGATATGAGACAATCTATGAGAGGAAAAACTCATATATTAGGCAAGATATATAGAAAGATACTTTTACCTATCTGTTATTTGGTAGGAAAATTTTAAATCCACTCTTTTAATTCATCACCTGTAATTTGACTGGCAATATTAAATTTACTACGAAGTGCCTTTACAATCTTTTGATCTACGGTTTCTTCAGCAATAATATCAATGTAAGTCATTTTTCTTGTTTGACCAATACGATCAATTCTAGCTTCTGATTGAGTTCTTTTCTCAAGATCATAGCCATTCGAAAAATAAATCATTGTAGATGCTTCGGTGAGTGTGATTCCATAACCACCTGTTTGTGGTGTACCTACAAAGAATCTTACAGGACTATTTGGATCTTGGATTTTTTTAATTGCATCTTGTCTATCTTCTGTAGAAGTATCTCCATAATAAGTTACAACAGAATTATCTCCATATTTATTTCTTACTTCTTTTAAAATAATATCGATGTCATGTCGGTAGTGAGCCCAGATAACTGCTTTACCTTCAATCTCCTCTAATGTTTCCATTAAAGCTTTGATTCTATTATTTTTTATAGGCTGCACATCACCTTCGTTCGAAGTAAAATGACCGCAAGTAATTTGATGCAACCGCATCAGTTGCGTGATCGCAGTTGCAGTGGTTACCATTTTACCATTCAATTCTGCAAGAGCCATGGTCTTCATTTGTTTATATAATTTTTTCTGTTCAGGAGTAAGTTCAATAATACGTTTGGTATATGTTTTGTCAGGTAAATCTAAACAATCATCTTTCAAAACCCTAAAAGAAAATTTTTCAACTTTTGAAGATAACTCACCTAAGTTTCTATAACCTACTGGTATCTCAACTGAGTAACCTGCTGGGGTTGATATTTTTTTCATAATCGCATAACGCGTTCTAAACGTGTAATATGACTGATGACCCAATAACCACGGATCAAGGAACTGGCACTGAGAGTATAAATCTAAAGGTGATTTAGTAACTGGAGATCCAGTTAAAATTCTTCTATATTTTGAATGTTTAGCCAAAGATAATATATTTTTTGTACGTTTTGCGCTAGGGTTTTTTATGGTTGTAGATTCATCTATAGCTATGATACACTTATGGCTAAATAAAAATTTTTCAGCAAACTTTTTACCCTTGTCTGTAGAGAATGCCTCAACATTCATAATCAATACATGTAGTTTTGTTTCTGATACAAATAAAGGTTTTAAATCTTTATCATCTGGTTTTGTTTTCCAAAGGCCTACTGTTCTTTCTATATAATCTGGCATGTGCACAGGTATTTCTTGATCAAACCAGTTTTTATATACTCCTTTAGGTGCAATAATAAGTGCACCGTCAATCTTACCTTGCGCATAAAGCATGGCAATATTATCTATTAATACCTTGGATTTACCGGTACCCATCTCCATAAAATAGGCAAAATTTTCTTTTTCCCAAGAAAGATTAAGAGCTTTCTTTTGATGTTCAAAAGGTTTTGTTTTAAATTTATAGTGCATAACTGTTTACTTCTTTCTAAAAATGTATATATACTTTTGTTATTGAAAGTCAATATGTCTACAGTTTACGTACTACAAGAATTACCAGGAACAAACATTGGGCAACCAAAGTTTAATATTATGGGTGCTTCTAAATTTGGTACGTTAAAAACTCTTTTAAAAGAAAGAGCGCAGATCACATTGACCCCCGGACCGATGATACAAGAATTAAGAAAATTGTTAAAAGACTTTAAGGACGAAGATTATTTACTCCTCACTGGCGATCCATCTATTATAGGAATCGCATGCGCAATTGCTTCAGATATTAACGGCGGGAAATTTAAACTGCTAAAATGGGACAAGCAAGAAAAGTTATACTATCCTGTAGAAATAAATTTATTTCCAAAATAGTATTGACATAGGATTATCCTAGTATTATATCCCGTTTTAGAAAGATAGGAGGAACTTATGCCTGTAATTGATTTTGAACAAGACGCACCACAAGATCAAGTTAATGACGTTGCTGATGCAAAAGCTTTGTCTAGTCAAGTTGTAAAACTTAAAGAGACAGAGGATGCAATCCTAGCAACAGAAACACAATTGAAAGAACTTAAAAAACAAGCAGATAAATTATCTCAAGAAGTCATTCCAACAATGATGCAAGAAATGAATTTATCTACTTTAAAATTACAAGATGGTTCAGCTGTAGAAGTGAAACCATTTGTGTTTGCTTCCATTCCATCCGACAGGAAGGATGAAGCATATAACTGGCTTCGTGCCAACGGTTTAGGTGACATTATTAAAAATGAAGTCACTGTAGCTTTTGGTAAAGAAGAGGACGCTAAGGCGGCAGAATATGCAAACCTAGCGCAGGGACAAGGTTACGAACCCAGCCAGAAGTTGAAGGTCGAACCTAGTACCCTAAGAGCAATGGTCAGGGAGCGCATCGAGTCTGGCTCTGATGTGCCCACTGACCTGTTCAATGTCTTTAGTGGACATAAAACTAAAATAACAAGAAAATAGGAGGAAGAACGATGAACCAAGTAGCAAAAAAAGAAAAAGCGGGTGCACTTGCGGCAAGTATATTTGAAGCAGATGCAGCGGCTGGACTCAGTAATGTAGGTCATGAGGATCTAGCATTACCGTTTCTAAAAATACTCGGTCAACTATCACCAGAAACAAATAAAAGAGATGGTAAATACGTAGAAGGTGCAGAACCTGGTATGATTTACAACTCTGTAACTGGTGAATTGTTTGATGGTGAAAAAGGTATCAAGGTGATACCAGCACACTACAAGTTAGAATACATTGAGTGGCAAGATAGAGGAACAGGGCCAAGTGCACCTGTAAATATTTATCCTGCTAGCAGTGGTATTTTATCTAAAACTAGTAGAGGTGCAGATTACAAAGACAGATTACCAAGTGGTAATTATGTTGAGAAAACTGCTTCTCATTTCATCATCATAGCAGAAAACAATCCATCAACTGCATTGATTGCAATGAAATCTACACAACTTAAAGTTAGTAGAAAGTGGAATAGTATGATGCAAAGCATCAAACTAAAAGGAAAGAACGGATTATTTACTCCGGCATCTTTTAGCCACATTTACAATTTAAGGAGTGTGCAGCAATCAAATGATAAAGGTACATGGTTTGGTTGGGAAGTTTCTAAGATTGGACCTGTAGAAGACGAAGGTCTCTACCTCCAAGCTAAGAAGTTTTATGAAAGTGTTTCCAAGGGAGACGTAGAAGTAAAACATGGAAATGGAACTGAAACCGATACTAAATCAGACTCTATCATGTAACATTGTTGGGGCTCGAAAGAGCCCCACAAAAGAAAGGTTTTGATGGAAAAGTTCATAGAATATTTTAAAGGCTTAGAAAGAAATTATGGCTTCTGCGATTTAACAAATGCAAAAGTAAATCCAGAAACTGGAAAGTTAGAAATACCTACAAGAGATTATGGTTGGTCAGGTAAACCAATCACGGATCAGGATTACATCGATCATTTAGAAGGCAAAGTGTCTATTGGTATTCAACCATGTAAAGAAGACGGCAAGGTTATTTTTGCTGCGATTGATGTAGATCATTACAAGAATTTTAATAAAGAAGAATTTTTAAAACGTATCGTTGATAACGCGTTACCTTTGATACCGGTTAAATCTAAATCGGGTGGTTTTCATTTATATCTCCATTTGAAAGAACCAACTTCAGCGGTGTTTGTAAAGCAATTCTTAAAAGGATTACTTTACACGCTGAAGCTGACAAACAAAACAGAGATATTTCCTAAACAAACAAATGTAGAAACTTCGGTTGGTAATTTTATTAACTTACCATACTTTGGTAAAAAAGAGAGAATTGCAATTAATCCAACCACTGGAGAAGAATTTACATTTGATCAATACTTACAAGTCATAGAGTTTAATCAGCAGACAGAAAAACAATTAAAAGATTTTATGAATACACTGACGAATAAAGAATTGGTTGGTGGTGATGAAGAGTTTAAGGATGGTCCACCATGTCTACAGGTTTTATCTAAAAATAAATTAGAAGATTACAGAGATCGTTTTCTCTATCAATACATGGTGTTTGCAAAAAAGAAATATAGTGATTGGCAAGATCAAGTTAAACTTGCAAAAGGAAAATACTTTATCAATGATTTAAAATGGACAGATCAAAAAGTAGCTTTAAAAATAAAAAGTTGGGAAGGTAAAGAGACAGGTTATGTTTGTGAAGAATTTAAGAGTGAAGGTTTTTGTATGGAAGAACTTTGTTACAAAAGAAAGTTTGGTAAAAAATCAGACAAGATTATACAATGGCCAGAACTTACAAGTCTAGTAAAAATTAACTATGAAGAGCCAGAATATGACGTTACGGTTACTATTAGAGATAAAAATGGTGATGAGAAGTCTGTGCAGATACATTTAAAAAACATAGATGATGTTATGGAAATGCGTCTTCTTAGAAAACAAATTGCAAAACAAGCTAATACATTTTTACCAAAATTAAAAGATAAAGATTTTGAACCTATTGTTGCAGAATTATTAGCCGGTGTAGAAGAACAAAAAGCACCAGCAGGTACATCTAACAAAGAGAAACTATACAAATACATCAAAGAGCATATCAAGACTCCAGCAAATACACATGCTTCGTTTAAATCAGGTAACCCATTGATTAAAAAAGACAAAGTATATTTTGTGTATGATAAGTTTTATGATTTCTTAAAAAGAAAAGAATGGAAAGTTGGAGAAAGTAAAACAGCAAAATGGATGGAGACATGGTTTAATGCTGAGTTTGGTAAGAAACCAAGGTTTCCTAAAAAAGAAACACAAGAAGAACTTAATCCTCAAGTTGAAGGTTGTGTATTAGTACAAGCATCTTTGTTTGCAAAGGAACATGCGCCTGATGAAATATTAGAGATGCAAGACAGAGAGGATATCTTATGATTTTTAAAGTCTTTGGTCCGCCTGGTACAGGTAAGACAACGCATCTTATTAATATTGCAAAAAAATATGTTAAAGATCATGAAATCCCACTTCACCGAGTGGGATATTTTGCTTTCACCCGTAAGGCAGCGAACGAAGCAAAAGAAAGAATGCCTTATGATAATAAAAAATTACCACACTTTCAAACACTACACTCTCTCGCATTTCACACTTTAGGTTTATCTGAGGATAGTGTGATGCAACCTTATCATTATGATGATCTAGGTAAGATGTTAAATGTTCGAGTGCATCATCAAGATAAATTTAATGACACTGAAAGTTTTTATTTAACTTCTGACAATTTATATTTTCAATTATTGGGACGAGCACAAAATAAAAATATAACTTTTAAAGAAGAGTATGAGACCGGTGACTATCCAAAAGAAGAAATTGATTATGATTTACTCAGACACATTGCTTTAAATTTAGATGAATACAAAAAGAAAAATGGTTTGATTGACTACAATGATATGATTCATAATTTTATAGAACAAAAAGAAAAATGTCCTGAGTTTGATGTTATCTTTATTGATGAAGCACAAGACCTATCACCGATACAATGGAAAATGTTTGAAATACTAAAAGAAAAATCTTGGCATATTTATTTAGCAGGTGATGATGACCAGGCGATTTATAGCTGGGCAGGTGCAGATGTAGACAAGTTTATTGATCTTGAGTGTCAAGAAGAAATTGTTTTAGATCAATCTCGTCGTGTACCCTTTGCCATACAAGAAGTATCTGAAGTTATTTTAAACCGTATTGAGGGTAAACGAAAAGAAAAGAAATATAGACCAAGAGAAGAAGAGGGTCATGTTCAAAAGATCTTTGATATTAATCAAGTTAACATGCACGAAGGCAATTGGTTGGTACTCGCGCGTACCGGATCAAGGCTCAAGGACATCATGGAATTACTGAAAGAACAAGGAATTTATTATCAAACTAAAAAAGGCAAAAGCTTTACCGTCAAAATATACAATGCAGCTATAAACTATACCAATAATTCAGAACTGACGGATGCTGAAATGAAAGATATCAAAGAATTTACCAATGGTAAGGAACCCGATAACAGGCCGTGGTATGAAGCATTTGTAAATGCACCCGATGATCAAATTCAATATATTAGGCATATGTTATCAAACGGAGAAAAATTATCTAAAGAAGCAAGAGTTAAATTATCTACTATTCATGCATCCAAAGGTGGTGAAGAAGATAATGTTATTCTAGTTTTAGATAATGCTAGGAAAATTAGAAGGGCTGTCCTAGAAAGTAAAAATAAACGTGACGAAGAGCATCGAGTATGGTATGTAGGAGTCACGAGAGCAAAGAAAAATTTATATTTGCACTTAGCAAAAATTGAAAGGAATGGCTATCAGTTATGACAGACAAATCTTTATTTGAAAAAGCATTTTATCCAAATGCAAAAGACAGACAAGAAGGTGGTGATCACTATAAAATAAAAATACAACCTTTTGATTTTATTATGGGTAACAATCTTAATTTTTTTCAAGGCAACGTGATTAAATACGTTGTGAGATATTTGAAGAAAAATAAGATAGAAGACCTAAATAAAATTATTCATTATTGTGAATTAGAAATTGATAGGTTGAGAAAGGAATGGGACCATGAAGTTTGATGAAGAATTTTCATTTTTAGTTTATGTTGGAGTTGCATTAACTATCGTCACATTATCGGTAATTGTTGCATCATGAGCGAACCAGGTAGAAAATGGGATGGTAAATCAAGAATACCTACCGAAGAGTTTAAAAAGAACTTCGATGAAATCTTTGGTAATAAAGAAAAACAATTAGATTTACCTCTAGATGACTTTTCACCTCTTGATGAAGAGACATACAAAGAAAACGAAAAATTATTAAAAGGAAAAAAATGAAGGTACCAATATTTGAAGCACCTACAGAATGGGTTGAGCCAGAAGAGTTTCCAGATTTAAGATCGTATGATGAGATTGCGGTCGACTTAGAAACACGTGATCCAGATCTTAGAACAAAAGGATCAGGTTCTGTTACGGGTAATGGTGAAGTGATTGGGATTGCAGTTGCGGTAGCAGGACGAAAGTTTTATTTTCCTATTGCACATGGTTCCGGTTCAAACATGGACAAACAAAAAGTTTTAGAATGGTTTCAAGATACCATGTCTACGAATGCAGTTAAAATATTTCACAATGCGATGTATGATGTCTGTTGGATCAGGCAAATGGGTATAAAAATCAATGGCTTAGTCGTCGACACCATGATTGCAGCAAGTTTGATTGATGAAAATAGATATGCTTATTCTTTAAATGCATTGTCTTGGGAATATTTAGGACAAGGAAAAAACGAATCTGCCTTAACTGATGAAGCAAAGTCACGAGGTTTAGATCCTAAAAAAGATATGTGGAGACTTCCACCGATGTATGTAGGTTCCTATGCAGAAAAAGATGCAGAACTTACTTTAGAGTTATGGCAAAAATTTAAAACAGAAATTGTACAACAAGACATTGAATCTATCTTTAATCTAGAAACCGATTTATTCCCTTGTCTAGTTGATATGAGATTTCTTGGTGTGCGCGTTGACTCAGAAAGAGCCCACATGCTGAAACAACAATTAGTTTCAGAAGAAGAACAGTTATTGCAAAAAGTAAAAAAAGAAACAGGAATAGAACCCCAAATATGGGCTGCAAGATCGATTGGTAAAGTGTTTGATAAACTTGATTTAACTTACGAACGAACTGAGAAAACACAAGCACCTTCCTTTACTAAAAATTTTTTACAGGAACATAAACATCCTGTGGTACAGATGATAGCAAAAGCAAGAGAGATTAACAAGGCTCATACTACCTTTATTGATACGATTATAGAACATGAACATAAAGGCAGGATTCATGCGGAAATAAACCAGATCAGAAGTGATCAAGGTGGAACCGTGACCGGACGATTTAGTTACAGTAATCCAAATTTACAGCAACTTCCAGCACGAAACAAGGAACTTGGACCTATGATTCGTTCTTTGTTTTTACCTGAAGATGGTTGTACGTGGGGTTGTTTTGATTACTCGCAACAAGAACCAAGGCTCGTGGCACACTACGCAGCCCTCTATAAATTTCCATCGGTCTATGATGTGGTGGATGCATACAATCAAGATACTTCTACAGACTTTCACCAGACCGTTGCAGACATGGCATCGATTCCTAGATCACAAGCAAAAACGATTAACCTTGGATTGTTTTATGGAATGGGTAAAGCAAAGCTTCAAGCTGAACTTGGAGTGACAAAAGAAAAAGCAAAAGAATTATTTGATACCTATCATGCAAAAGTTCCTTTCGTAAAGCAGCTGATGAATGCTGCAAGTAATCGTGCCCAGGAACGTGGTCAAATTAGAACGTTACTGGGTCGGTTATGTAGGTTTCATTTGTGGGAGCCAAACATGTTTGGGATGCATAAAGCCTTGCCTCATGAAGAAGCACTCGCGGAACACGGACCAGGGATCAAGAGAGCCTATACTTACAAATCACTCAACAAACTTATTCAAGGGTCTGCTGCAGATATGACTAAGAAAGCTATGATTGAATTATACAAAGAAGGTATTGTAGCGCATATTCAAATTCACGATGAATTAGATTTATCTGTAGAGTCTAAAGAGCATGCAGATAAAATCATTGAGATTATGGAAAATGCTGTTAAACTAGAAGTTCCCAATAAAGTTGACTATGAGTCAGGTGAAAACTGGGGAGATATTTTTGGATGATAATTTGGACGAGTTGGAGAAATAGAATATGGCATATCTTAACGCAAACACTCCCCCGATCTATTGTAAAATTAGGACGGAGTATCTATACGACATGGATCAAGGAAGAAAAGGCGAGCGAGATTGTGTTATCTTTGGAATTACTTCTATTACGGGACGTGCCATCCTTTTTAACATCATGTTATCAAACGGTGCGTGCTATTGGCGTTTGCCTATCTCAGCGTTTTTCCAAAAACATCTTTCTAGACATCAAGTGCCCGATATGCGCCTTGACGAGCTTCAGTTGTGGAATTGTTTTAGCTATTATCCTTCTGTGCATCGCTTTGATTGGATGGATGGTATAGATGGTAAGTTTAGAGGAAAAGATAAAA